ATCCCGCCCTCGGCAAGATTCCGCGCCATAACCTCAACTTGAGCAGCTCCAGCCTGTTTTGTGATTTGGGCAGCTGTAGCAGTAGTGTTCTGCAATGCATCCGGATCAAGGCCCATAGAGGCCCTATAAACGCCTGTTTTGGTCTCAATGGAGTCATCCATATACTGGAGAGCTGGAAGCGTCTGAGAGGCCACAAATGGCACTGCAAGCGGCACAATCGCTTGAGGATTCTTCATCCTGACAATGCCGCCAATCTCGTTGTTTAGCACATCATCCATGTTGGCCTGATCTGCAACAACGCCAATCCTTGGATTATTTGTCAATGCCACGTTATCTAGGACACCTCGTAACATTGCCGTGGACGCATCCTGATCATCCATGATGAGATCTGCGATTGACCGACCAAAGAATGCATGTGGCTCGGGATCGACTTCAAACACTGCAAATGGAATATAACCAAATGGCTCGTAATCTAAAAGCTTATATCCGCTACCGCCAAGTGTAAATTTATACAGCTGCGCGACTCCAGTTCCTTCAACATCCATCCGCATATAAGCTTCTGTGATCGCCACAAGTTTCATCGATGGATCTTCTGTATGCTCTTCCTCTTCCATCTGATAGCCACGTCGCTCAAAGTCTTCAGCCTCTGAGTAAGTGTCGCTCGATCCAATGTCATCTAAGTTTGAGATTTCGTCGAAGTCGTATCCCATGTTGACAACATCAGATACGCGCATTTCAGTGCGATGTGCAACGACATAAAAGTCGTCAATAGATCGAGCATTTCTGTCCACCATGAATTCCTCTGGCGGCACAGATTCGACCATTAACTTCCCTTTTTCAGTCTTTCTGCTAATCGTGACAGAATGCTCTGGCATTTCGACTTCCATCCCCATGTCGTCAATAGAAATTGACATTTCCTGAGAATGTTCAATAACGTCGACATCATCATCGTTAACAATGACAGCAAACTCTTCATCCGTGAGATTAGTATATGAGTACGTTTCGGCATCGGTATATTTGTCCCAGTAAACTTTAAGAACTCCGGCCTTCTTAACCATCGCGTCATGGAACGCATCATTCAGCAATTTGTAGCCGTTTAGTTCGTTGAATGCCCAGTGCATGTACTGTGTTGCCTGTTGCGCTACTGCTACGTCCTCCGGGCCTTGAGGCGTGTACTCTACCGACCTGTCGGTTGATAAGAACACGCGCATGAGACTCGGCTTAATTGATCTAACCGTGTCTCGAACTTTTGTTGCGACGACTTTTGATCGTCCGTCTTCCTCGCCAATATCTACTTCGCCATCAAAGTATCTTTGAGCCTTGATTCGATCATCAGCAATCTCGCTCTCAATAAAATCGACGGCTTCTTGCACAGCATTTCTAACTATGCCCTCGATTGTCGATTTATCCATCTTTTCTGGCTTCATCTATTTTCCTTATTGCATTAAACCAAAAAGGCCAACTGCGGTATCTCTAGGATTCGCAGAAGCTTGTCGTCTCACACCGCCAAATGCAGTTCTGACAGTTGCGTTAACTAGATTTTGAAGTTGTCCAAAAGCGCCATCGTCATACAATGCTCTTTTCATTAAGTCGACATTGTTCTTGTCAGCTAATATTATTCGTGTTACTTCGCCAAGTTGCCTATCAGAGAGACCTTTGTTAAACATACCAATTATTGCTGGAAGAACCGTCGTGAAGTTCCCGCGCAATGCGTCCGCTATGGCTTGTGTCGGAATTGGCGCCCTAACTAAAGATTGAGCGAGTAATTTATCTTGCGTGTCAGATCCAACACTCATTTTAGAAATAGATTTTCTAGATTTAGATGCGACTCCAAGATCCTCAAGAACTTTGTCCAACTGTCCTTCTGGAACAATTTTAGATAACAAAGTGTATTGGTTAGAGCCGGGACTTGATAGCGCAGTTGCTATATCCTGTTTTCCACCAAACTTGTTCTTCAATGATGTAAGTATTGCAAGTCGATAAGCATCCAGCTGCTCTGGAGATCCAGACTCAGCAAGATCAACCAACTTGTTAACAAAAGACATAACTTCTTCTTGATTCTCTCTACCAAGATCAGTCAAACCTCTCTTGTAAGCTTTTCCACTATCAATAAACACGCTTGCCCTAGCTCTGGCTTGCTCTAACTCTGGAGCAAATTTATTTAGCTTTGTGACAAACGCATCTCTTCTATCGGCCAAATTGTTTGCGGCAGTTGTATTCCCTTTATAAAACTCTGTTATCGCATCATCAAGGCCTCGCTTTATAAGTTCAGCATCTTCGATGGTTGGCCTTCTTGTTAGTATGATTCTGCCTCGTGAATCAGTTTGAATCCGTCCATTTTTATCTACTTTGAAGAACTTTGATGCCCTAGGATCAGTAGAGTATATGTCTTCTAACTTTTTTTGAACTGTTCGGTTGCCCTTCATTAATTCTGTTGCGTCGCTCCACAATTCATCCGAAAGTTGTACTGGATTATTGAATACGTCGCCATATGCATCTCTAACAACTTTAGCTTGATCTGCTTTGCTTGCATTCAGATAATCTACTAAATTGTCATCCATCCTAGATGCTGGTGCTAATGCCGATTGCAGAGATTCCTGTGCAACTGCCTCCACGTCACGAACTCGGCTAGATGCTGCCCCCTTCTCGTAATCCAAAATGGCTTGCATTCGCCTATTTGCTTCGCCACTTTCCTGTTTTAGCACCTTCATTATCGCGTTCATGCTCTGATCTTCAGCGAGCAGCTCACCGCGCATAATCTTTGAAACTACTTCATCTGGAGTGAAACCTGTTTTCTCTACAATCTCTTGAACTTTTCTTTCGGCAACAGTTCTTCCTTTTACTCCCAAAGCAGACGTCGCCATGTCGTAGAAAAAGTTTGGTATCGCTCCAGCTGTCCTACCTAGTACAGATAGCACCGCAGATATACCAGCTCCCATTCCAGCTCCAGCGCCTATCTCAAGGCCAGAATCAAGAAATGGATTTTGGCTTGCGCCGTAAGTTGCAATACCGCCCTCAAGAGCACCTTTGCCCGCAGTAGGAAGCGCGCCTCTTAGTAAGTTTCCAATTCCAGTCGCCTCTCTACCAACTCGACCAGCTTGCATAAATTTCTGCCCAACACTAGCTCCTCTTGCTACTCCAGCCGCTTGACCGCCGGGGAGTAAGAATGTTGCAGCCGTAGGCGCAATAGAACCAATCAGTTCGTATGTAAGCGCCTCGCCCGGATTTGCTCTTTGATAATTCGTAATCTTGCTTCGGATCTCATCTCTGATTGTTTCGTAATCAGTCTCACCGCCCATTAACTTGTTGTAATTAGAAACAGCGAACGCTTCAAGTTCGTCGCCAAAATTTAACGTCACGCCTTGGGCAAGCATTCTTGCGCGCTGAGGATCATCGCTGCTCAATGGAACTCTAGAATAATTACCATCAGCTGGCGGCTCTTCTCCGCCATCAAACATTCTCTTAGTGCTCCTTACTGGCGCTTCGTTTGGCGATCCGTATTTTCTTTCCCAAGGTTGTGGCATCTTTTTTCCTTATTCTACAAGTTCCCAACTCTCTTCCAGAGATGGATCACCGCCCTTAAATCTATATTTTTTCCCTTCCTCACCAGCTACCACTTCTCCAACTTTAGGCGGAGCATAAATTTTTTCATCAGATCCTTCTTTCCCAAATCTTTCTTTTGCTCTATATCTAATGTCTGGAATCAAAGGTATGTCTGGATCGTAGAATTCTTCTCCTTTTGCTATATCAATGTAGGTATCTACGGCAGATTGATATCCTGACTCTGCTTTTGTATACAAAGCAGCAGCTCTATTCACAAAGTCTTCTCTTTGAGATGGAATCAGCATTGTTCCTTTTGATGCTTTTTCAATCCATGTTCTAACAAAATTAGGAATGTTGAACGATTCTCCATCCCTTTCTCTTTGCTGTATGTTATAAAGCCACGCTTTTGCGTCTTGAGCAGTTCTGAATTCGCTTTCTCTAACAACAGAACCCGGATCCAACATCTTCATGTAGTTGAATATCAACGCAAGGTCTCCAGCCGCGCTAGGATTCGATGCAGATGCTTCTATCCGTCCAAATGCACTTACTACGCTCTGGAAATCTTTTGTCGATTGGAGACTGTTAAAACTGTTTCTTAAATCTTTTCTTCTTTCATATTTAGTTTTACTTGGATCCGATGGACTTCCGCCAGAAATTACTGAATTGTATTCAGGAGTTCCCGGCGTAAGATTTAACGCTTGCGCGGCCTGCATCCTTGTTCTCATTGCTTCTGTAAGCTTAGTTGCATCGCCAACTTTAGCAATGTATGTCAACGCATCTTTTGCTTCTAAGCCACCAGTCCTGATCATGTCTGCGATCTCTGGATAATCTTTTGAGAAATACTCAGCAGTTCTCATTCCTTGGAATCGCTTCCGATTGCTCTTGATCCTCTCTGCCATAATGACTGGCAGCTGCTGATCTCGCAGTCTAGGATCCCGAAGCGTGTTGAATGCTATCGCTGCGTTAGCAAAAAAGTTTTGCCATCTATATGGATCTTTCAACGCTCCAGATAGTTGTCTTTTCAACTCATCAGATGCATCGCTACCACCGCCTGATTGTTTTTCAGCTTGCTCTACCGCTTTAACAATTGTTGCAGCATTATTTGCTTTTTCTTCTTCAGGCTTTTCAGCTTCTACTACTGGATCGATGACTGGCCCATCTCCGCCAGCATCGCCACCGCCAGTTCCTACGACTGTTGTTTGACCACCTCCATCGCCTCCGACGATAGATTGACGCATTGGATAATCTAATCTGCCGTTTGCGCCAGATCGAGGATAGTACGCAGCATCTGTGCCAGTGCCGCTGGCTTGAGACTGATCGACTCCTCCAGCTCCAGCAAATGCAGATCCACCTACTGCTGTCGGAGAATACGCTGACATTTGGTTGTATACGTTAGGTCGAACGACCATGTTATTCGTATCAACGCCTTGATATCCCTGTGCCGCCATGCTGTTCATGTCGTACTGAGGAGAATATGATCTGCCATCTGATGGAGGCATAACAGTTTGTATCGGATTCACAGCGCCAGTCTCTGGCCCAGCTGCCACTGGATATGTCGCCTCTGCTTGTGGCAATCTCTCAGATCTTTTCTGCATAACTTGTTTGCCGAGACCTTCCAAAAGCCCCGGTAAAGCTTGCATCGCAGATTCGCCAAAAGACATCCCAGCACTAGGTTGAGCGTTAGGACTCGATGCTGCTTGGCCTGAGTATTGGAAGTTTGGCTGCAAGTTCCTATCTGGAGAAATTACGCCCTGTTGATTTGCTATGTTTGATTTTGGCCCCTGTGGAACTCTGATGGCAGATCTTCCTCCGGGAAGGACTATAATTTCGTCGCTATGAGGAGTTGCCTCGCCTTGCTCAAAAACGTAATATTGTTCGCCAGTTTGTGCATTCGTTTCGATTGTTGGCATATTTAAAGTCCAAATAAGTTTCCGCTAAACCTCATTGGCATCGCCTGTCTAGCAATGCTCCCGATATTTCCTTGTATTCCAAACGCATTGTTTGGCAATCCAATGTTTGGATTCTGTGGGATAGCAGCGCCTCGAATGTAGTTGCTGCCAAGTAAGTTATCCCTGAACGTAACGCCGGGGCCAGTTGCGCTCTTTATCTTTTCCAGCAGTCCCTGAATGTTCCTTAATCCACCTGAACCTCCAGCAGCGCCTCCTCCCATTGCTTGCTCCATCGATGGGGCAGCTGGCATAGGCATCGGCATCGATGGCGCCCTTTGAACTGGAGCCACCGCTTGCGGTGGTGTTATAGGTGCAGCAACATTAAACGGAACGTATCCAGCAGTTCCGGGAGCCTGATATGCCGACTGAGGCGACATAGAAAGCAGCATTTTTAATCGTTCAAGTTCTTCTGGCGTCATGCTGGAATCCCTGATGCAAGACTTGCAATTGATGAGAGCATTCCAAAGAGGCCCGGACTACTGCTTGTTGTCTGCGTTGTCGTACCGCCACCGCCCTGTGGAACTGCGTTGAGTGCGTTTGACACATAACCAATTGTTGATGCCGGAGCGTTTGTGTATCCAGCATATTGCTGTTTAGCCGCATCAATCAATGCTTGCTGTACGCCCTGTTGCAATGCGCCTTGCTGCATCAAGTTTTGCTGTACTTTTTGGCCCATGCCAAAACCAATGTTCCCGATGTCTGCAAGTTGACCAGCAGCCGCCAAACGAGCTTGCTGACCAGATAATCCAGACTGAACATTAAATTGATCTGCGGCTAATCTATTTGCGATATCTTGCTGTGCCGCCGATTGGGCATTCTGGAACGCTTGCGCTCTAAGTGCTGATGACTGTTGCCCTAAAGTTTCTGTCACGCCTCGACCAAGTTCCGCCTCGGCAATCCCGTGCCTTGATCCACCAAACGCCCTTGCGGCCTGAGCCTGAGCGCCTAAATTGCCCAATCCTATTTGGGCGTTTCTTAGAACATCAGCGGCCTGTGCGTCAATAACTTGTTGAGTGTATGGATTCATGTATGGCGCGTAGTCTGTCGTCGCCAACTGCCCAGCCTGTACTTGCTGAGGCCCGTAGAACATGTCCTGTCCAGTAGACAATCCAGCGTTTAAAACCGCTGTTGCCGCCGCCTGATTTACGTTTCCAATTCCACCTTGTGGTGCGCCAGCCATGTTTATTTCCTTTTATTAAGTTCTTCCAAAATACATTGAAGCGGGCCTATTAAATGTACCTCCGGGTAATCCCCCTTGTATATAATTGCCGCCAGTGTAACTTCCAACCGCACCTAAATATGTTGGTTGATTATTAACTGGAGCTGGCTCTTCTTTTACCAATGGCTCTGGTTGCGTTCCAGATACTGGATTAACAAAAAGCTTGTTGTACTGTTCAACTTGCCCCGGTCGTCTTGCCGCTAACTCTGCAACCGCTTGATCGAAAAGATCTCCAGATGAATAAGCCTGAAGGCCGCCTTCATATGTCGTTGGCGCTGGCGTCATGCCTTGCATTGCTGTCAATGATCCTTGTGGCACTAATCCAAACGCCTCTGCCGCGCCAATGTTTGCATTAAACGCCGCCTGTTGAGTTGGATTGAATGCCGCAATGTCTGGGCCATAATATGGCATATAGCCAATTTTTTGAGCAGTTTCTGCTCTAGCAAGATTCCTCAATGCTGGTTGCTTAACCCATTCTGGGATCGTAACCGTTGAGGACGTTGTTTGTTTTCCACCTTTACCACCGCCGCCCATTTAAATCTCCTTTTTCAGCGTCGTGAACTGGAATCCCCAGCCCAATTTGTCTAATGCTCTTTCCCATCCCGGTCTGCCAGCAATAGTCATCGCGGTACAGCCATTTGCCTTGGCAAATTGAGCAAATGGCTCATTTAACTCTAAAATTTCATTGAGTGTACCTCCAGCTAACCAAACGTGAAAGTGTTTTGTTTGCGGATAAATCACAAATTCTGTCACCGCGCAACTATTCTCCAAAGGCCATAGATGATGAGTTCCTTGCAAAACGCCACGAGCCACATCGTCAAAAGTATGAGTACCGTCCCCGTAAGCAAGAGCATTCTCAATCCAAACACGACACCTGACCAGTTCTTCGGTGAGACTGTGTTTCGGCTTGTATTCATCCATTAACTAATACTCTTAATCATTAAAGTAACCGATGGGACTGCTGGGCAGAATGTCTCTGCGGCGTATGTTTTCAGCGCTGTATCAAGATCATCGACAGCGAACATTGCCTCTAAATAGTCGTTTGCAGACACATCAAATATTGCGGCTCGCGCAATTGTCTTTGCCTCATCATTGTCATGCAATGTAATACGCATTGTAGATCCTGTGACGTCAGTTCCGTTTAATCTTGGCCAGAACCAAAACGTTTTTGCGTTTGCTGACTGAGAATTTAACTGTGCCGTGAAGTGAATATAATACTTTCCGGCATTGGCGAATACGATCCTGCTGGTTGGTGAGCCGACCGATATATTCTTTGAATATGCCGTTTGCCCCCATGTAATCGCAGTTGCGGTATCAACTGTTAACGCGGTCTGATCGCTAAAATCAAGAAATGCGCCATAGCCGTATCCCATGTATTCGTTGTCGCCATATGCAAGAGGAATCCACTCGCCATCTAAAGAAACAACTGGATGCTCGATCTCTCGATCCCACATCAACACGGCATCTTCAGCCGCAGAATCTCTGCTCGTGAGACTTCTCAGGTTTCCACGGGTACGCATCAAGAATGCGTTAAGCCTTTCTCCCCATGTATGCCATTGGCCGCCTACTGGACTTGGCGGTATATCTGGACTGCTCAACGCTTGCCTCCAGCTTTCGCCTCGATTCGCATTATTCCGGCCCTCCAGTCTGTGTTGACGTTTCCTTCAACTCTCATCCTGATCTGTCTGCCAGTAAATCTTACGTCAGTCGGATTTGCCATTGAGAATGGGCCAAATGATGACTCAGATGCGTTTGGATAGAACCTAGTCTTGAATGTGACCGTCACATTGCCTTGATTCTTCTCGTCTGGGATCAAACTCGTGACCTTCATCACTTTGTCGCCAGCCGCGAGACTAATTGGGCCAGTTTCAGCAAAAACTGTGTACGATCCATGACCTAAACTAGCACTCATCTCTTGATTGTAAGTGTTTCCGCTAGCATCTGCCCATATTGGGTTATTAAACACGCCTCGATCAACGCCACATGTGCGATCAATCTCGCCAATCTCCCAATGATTCTCTAAATAGTCATATGCGACGTATTTATTGTTTTCAAATGAGTCATTGCTAGGATAAAACCACCAAATCTCGCCAAATTGACTGTTATGAACGGCGTAAGTTTTGCTTATTTGATTTCTATTTATGTTTGAGAACACATAGTCTGACACTTCGCACGGGATTTCCTTTGCGACAGAGCCATCAAACATGAAAAATCCTCTCGGCCCCATCCAAAAAGCGCCTTCATCCACTGCCGCAACAGCTTTTCTTGCAATAATCCCGCAAGCCGTTCCAACTCGCTCAAATCCAAACACAAATGGTGGGCCTGAATATGTGGCAATGTGTGCATCATTGTCAGTAATGATTAACGTGCGGCCTCGAACTCGTACTGCGGTCATGATCTGGCCGCTTGTTTGCAACTCAATGTCGCCAGCTTCATTTGTTGCCGCTGGAGTCCACAAAGTGTTGTCTTCTTTGTCGCACCATTGGACTTTTCTAGGATTCCCGCCAGCGCCTAACGCAAACAAAAAGCGTTCCTCTGTAACAATTAGACCTAAATTGTTTGTTGGCGCGTTTGAAACCTGTGCGGCCGCGACTGCTGTATCAAGTTGCCACTCATATATCTTTCCGTCGGCCGGATTACATGCAACCAGATACTCGCCCCAATTATCGAGTGACCAAGTTGTGGCCTCTTGGAACGCGCCGTTGTTTGGCCTCTCAACGCCATAATATCCAGTCCCGTAAAACGTGCCGCCGTATCCAACATTGACTTCAGCATCCTCTGCTCCATCTAGTATTCCAGCTGGAGTGATGTCTGTCGCTGTGCCTGATGCATTAACATAGATAAGCGAATTGTAATCGCCAAGAACTGTGTTTGATCCGTCTGTGTTATCAGACCAAACGTGCATCCCCCTTGGAGCGGCCGCAGTTACAGTTGACGTTCTGACAGACCAGCCACCAACTGGCCGCATTGAGCCGTTGTGCCATCGAACAAGACTGGCATCTCTCCATCTGTTCGACTGCTCATATTCTGTGCCGACTCTTACCACTCCCGGTGGTATCTGCAATGGAATTAATGCCATCTCAATATCCTTACCACTTTCTCAATGGGCAACTAGAATTTGCGACAACCACTTTCAACTTAATCACGCATCCGCATTTTGAGCAAATACCGACTTTGTTGTTCTCGCAATTATCGCAAATCCTTCTCCGCAAATCCTTAACTTCCTTAACAGCAACCAATGACATATTTATGGATTGGCGGCGGCCTCTTCGAGAGCGGCGGCTAATGCGGCTTGTTCAGCGGCGTCAGCGGCTTCTTTAGCCGCCACTTCAGCTTCATAAGCAGTTTTCGCGTTTTCCCAAGCAGTTAATGCCCAATTGTATGGATCAATCGATTCAATGATCGTGTTTGCTTGCCTCGTCTTGACGCCATTTGATACGACCGTTTTATATTCAATCTCTCCCCATGTGTCGTACCATTGGAGCGCATGAACATTCGAAGGAAGTTGCGATAGATCAATATTTCGATAGAACTCAGAATCTTTGCCGATCATCTGATCATCTGCAATTATTGTAAGTCTCATTTTTTCACCTCTAAAATTCTCATTTCTGGATTGTTTTGTTGCACACTAGCCAATAAGACTTGCTGACTCTTCTCATTGGCCTTAACCATTTCATTTCTAAAACTTTCAACCGCCGCACCAGTGCTTCTTTGTTGTTGCGAATTTTCGATCATTAGCACAGGCAACCATGCCATTGAACAGCCATACTCATCAACATCTTCTCCGGTGTTCGGATTCTTCCCCCTTATCTTCATGAACCATGCACAATCTAATTGCTTGCATGGCTCAAAATTGTTAAGGGGGCAGTTATCTTTAGGCTCTAGCTTCATGCATCCTTGCTCGCGATAATGATATCAACATAATTTACATTGATTGTCGCTGATCCAGAACCTGAAATGGTGTGATCGTGAGAACCACCACCGCCTGTTGATCCGGTACTAATTCCACTTCCTGTCCTGTATCCAGTAAATTTACTTGGACAACAGTCACTATCACTAGATGATCCACCAACTGTGTGAGTGTGGCTTGGCATCTCTGATGTGGTCAACGTGTGCGCTCCAGCACTCAATCCAGAAACATCAATTGCCGGAGTTGCCATCGCCGTACTAAATGCGACAGAACCGCCAGAACTTGCCGTTCCAGAAACAACACGCAACGCTTTATCGTCGTGCGTAGTTTGCTTCGTCCATCCTGTTGGAGCAGAAGTCTGCTGGAACAACATTAACGTTCCTGATGGGAACGATGGCGGCGCTGGCACCAGATCAATGATAGATTGAATTGTTGCCTTAGCGTTCGCAGTTCCAGACGTGTCGTAGATCAGAACTTCATCGAGTTCATCTGCTGTTGCAGATCCAGTTCCGTTAATATCAACAGATACTGTTGTTCCTGATGATGTCAGGCCACTTCCAGCGGTATCAAATGCCGCGTCAGCAACATCTGAGACGGCCTTGATTGTTGTATCCAACGTATCAAGGTTTGTGTTTATTTTAGTTCCCCAAGTATCCTCTGACGCGCCGACCTCTGGCTTCGTCAAAGAATAATTGGTCGTGGTTGTATCAGCCATTTTTCACTCCTTTTAGGCGGCTAGTTTAATCCAATCAACAGATGTTACAGGTATATATTCCCACTTCTCTCTCGCAAAAGCGGCGGTTGATGATTCAAGTACAAATAATGATCCGCTGTTTCTCTTCCTGATATAAGAGATATCAACAGATGCCGATGCAGACGTCGATCCACTTGCAACAACAATATAAACCGCTGTTGCAGTTCCAGTCGCTGACGCAGATGATGTTCCGTCTGACTCTCTAACTCGCGTTGCCGCAGATGTCGTTGACGTGGATGCAGAAATAGTTGCTTCGGCAGATTGTACTTTTGATGCTGATGACGATGTCGATGCTGTTGCGGCAGACGTTGTTTGCAAGTCTGCTTGGTCAAACACATAATTACCATACGTCGCAGTGCCGTATGAGAACATGTTTGACTCTTTAAGGATGAATTCCTCACCAGCAGATGCGGTTGTAAGGACTGATTGAACAGTTACCGCCTCAGATCCAAATGTGCCGTATCCCGTCGCAGACGTTGACGATAAACAAGATCCAGATATTGTCCCTGAAAGTCTTGTGTTATAGCCATCTGCGGCGGCAGACGATGATGCAGACGTGCTGGCACTTCCGGTGTGCGTTACACCTTCAGTCCCAAAGTCTCCATCACTGTATAGGCCGTAGCCGTAACCGCCGCGAACAATTGGCATCTATTAATCCAGAGTAATCGACAAATCGCCAGATGGCACTCTAAAAACGTCGCCAGTATCAATCGTCTTTGAACTCGTTAACGCCGCATAAGCAATCATGTTTCCAGCCGTAGACGCATCATAAACAGCAACATGGGTTACAGTTCCAAAACTTGCAGTCGCTGTTGAATACTCAACTGCGGCATTTGTTGTGGCAGTGTTACCTGAAACCGTAAACGTGACAGATTGTCTGGCATACGCTGTTCCAGATGTCGATACTTCAGTTCCTGATGCATCGTCAGCTGGATTGCTCGTAAAAAGCGCTAAATACAGCGTCGATGGCGCTGTATACGCATTGTTTGCGAAAACGTGATCTAGTAATTCTGTTTCTAGATAGTTTGAAAAGCTCATTAGCCTAGTCCTCTTACTTTTAATGTTAAACCTGAGCCAGACATTCTTGCCTGTTCAGATGAGTCAATTACTCGTTTTGCTGCTGCCGCATATAGCTGAGTCCAGATCGTGGCTCGCTCGTCTTCCGCCAAGTATGGCGCAGAATGAATCAACGATCCATATAAATATACATCTGGATGTTCTTCTAGCAACCAGTTTGTGCTGTTTGTTGCTAAAGCTGGGATTTTCTCGTAGAACAGCAGCTCTACTGTGTACTCGGCATCTGGCGTTGGATACAGCTGAAACTGCCCGTCTGCCATGCAGTAATACTCTGGCCGACCGCTCGTATCTTCTTTCCCGGCCCTTTTGTCAGCCATAGCAGCCCTCGAGATCAGGTCGAGTGGCGTAGTGCCACCGCCTTGCACATGCGCTCGGATATTCTCGAGCCATGTTGATGGAACTTGCATGTACTCGTCGCCAGCATCCTGAACACCTGTGCTTCGCGCCTCCATCTCGTAATGACGGATATCTCGATTCATCTGTGCCTCGGCCAGCTGTATGAATACAGGAATGACGCTAGTCAGGTCATCGCGATTGAGATAGTCAGCAATCGTCGACTGTAGATTTGTGTAATTAGTGATTGCCATATTAACCTCTAGATTTAATCCAATTAACAATATGCCTTGGCGTTTCCGGCCAAAGGTTAGACATAAACGACCTTCTCTCTCCAGACGTCACCTGAGTCACCTGATGCTCTCTCGATGGATCAAATATCACCAAACGATTTGGAATAGGATCAACTTGCGTGACTTCCCCATCATCATTTTTCACTTCCAGTCGTCCACCGTCTGGCTTTTCTTGATGACAGTAATAAATAAAGCCATGCTTAGTCGCCTTTGTCACGCCTTCCTCAATTAACTTCTTTTCTTCCCATATTTCCATGCTGCTGATACCGTCGGTATCTATATGAAGCGGGACTGAGTTAATTCCTTGCGGATTGAGTATGTGTGACCAATACTCCCATCCATGATTCTTGACGTCATCATCTGGTTGATGAACATTTGTCCAAACTTCATGACAAAGTTCTTCAAACACGTTTTCTGACCTGCTATCTCTATCTTTCCAGTTAAACCGCATTTGCTTTTTCCACGGCTCATCTGACTGAAGATGCTTTCTAGTCACAGGATCAGAAACGAAATCATCGATGACTATCATTAGATTCTTGGCCCTCTAGGATCTGCGGCGAATCCCTTTGGATTGTCATCATTGAAACGCCTAAACAAATCTTTCCGCATATCGAGAGGATAAGTGTTGAAATCCACTAAATTCCCACCAGCCTCTTCAAGAAGTCTGGCAGCGAATTGATACATCTCTGGAGGCATATACTCAAAAGTAAAAGGATCGATCTCGGGCGGCGGAGCATTGACGCTTCCACCGTCTGGGCCAGCTGGTGGCATTCCAATCACGCCGCCGACTCTGGCGTCTACTTTCGGCCTGTCTCCAAATAAATAATCTAATAATCCGTTCGGCATTTGTGCCTCCTAATAAATGAAATCCCACACACTGCTTCCAACTCTCTCTGCAAACTTCTTATCATTCTCGCCTAAGTATTTGGCTTTGTAATCTGGCACAAGTTGCCTGTTGAAATCTTTCATTGCCTCGTTGCGACGATCCCACCTAGGATCGTAATCGTCAGTGCGGCCCATCTCTGCAACGTCTGAGAATAAATCAAAAAGTCCTATGGGAATGCCACGCGCTATTGATAGGCCAATCTCACCTAATATTCCGGGCGCCTGAGAGATTGGAACGTCAGCGCCTTTGACTTGCGACAGATCCATGCCTGTCATCGGATCGCCTTGGTAGTTATCTACTGATCGTACTCTGTCACCTGTAAACCACTCTTGAGGTATGGCTGGATTGATGCCAAGATCTCCGCGTCCATCTCCTCCAGAGGCATTTTGGGCAAGTGCATCAGTTGCAAGAATAGATCCACCGATAATGGAAGTTGCTCCGCCAGCATTTTTTCCAGTATTGGATTTGGGAGTAGACCAATCAACCGTTCCAAATCCTCCCGCTCTTTCAACAATGGCGCTTCTTGCATCATTAAGTGATATCTTCCCTTTTTTGTACATGTCCCAGATGGCGTTGATCGCTTGGACATTTTCTTTAGTCTTAAACGTTCTTGGGAACATAGTTCGAGCAACGTCCCATGTCACAGACTGCATTTCTCTTGGCATTATACCAGCTTCTTTAGCCGCCAATCTTGCGGAATCAGCCCTCATGCCATATGTTCCTTTAGCGCCGCTTAACGAAGTATTTGAAGCTCCTCCTCCAGATCCAAAGTTTGCTTTCACCTCTGGAGATTCCCCACTAAACGGCTTCATAGATGCGGCGGCTACAGCATGAGTATCAATAGTTACGTCGCCGACTAATGGATTGTCATATGCATAATTAGGATTAACAATGTTGTTATAAAAATTCCTGACCTTGTGTGCATCGCCCATCGACCTACTAATGTTTTCAATAGATGGATCGTCAAGAACACTAATCGCCTTTCCTATGTCTGTGTTGCTTCCCCAACTGATCTTAGATGGAGTCCCATCTTTATTGAGTGCTAAACCTACAATATCTCCAATTGGATTGGACAAATTGTAGTTTGTGCTATTGAACGTTTTATCAACTGCCCTGACGTACATCGCCTTCTGATTGTTTGTCAATTCCTGAAACGGAACTCCTGACTCTATAACTTTGATATCACTAGCGTATGGTGAGCCGGGCTTTTCATATATCTGCCTTAGTGCTTTAAATGCGTCTTTCTCTAGTGGTCTGCCTTGTGACCGATTGTAGATACTGATAACTCTATCAGCCAAAGAAACATTCTTGTTCCAATCCATTTGCGGCGAAAGAGCGGCAATAACGCCAGCAGATGATTCATTTGATACATTGTGTTTTTTTGCTAATTCTTGCGAAGTCTTGTTGGCTCCAAGATACCAATTTCTTGATACGTTCCTTATTTCCTCTGGAGCATTGTTGTAGAGCCAAAGTAGGTTATCAGCATCAGCATCTATAGCGGCTTGCGCTCTCCCTTCCAGTGATCTCGCCCTAGTTTTGACGTAATTCTGGCCTGCCAACAATCCAACATTGTTTTCATATCCTTTTGGTGACGCTCTCATTGCATCTTGGTTGATGACCAAACTTGGATCGAATGGATTTTGTATAGCGTCTTTTGATGTTGGATATCTCTGGGGAATTCTCTGACCGCTAGTCGCTAACTCCCACAAACTTTTTGCCGCCTTAAATGGATTTTTTGCCATGCTTATTCCTTATGGGCCTATCAGGTCTAAAAGACCAGCACTTTTCAACTGCTTTTTGGCTTCCTTAGTCAATCGAGATAAATCGACTTTGCCAGACTTGATCAGCTCATCTATCGTTGGTAAGTCTGAGACTCCGGCACGTTTGTTTATGTCCGCCACCTCTTCTCTATCTAACAATCTGTTGACCTTTATCCTGTCAGATATAAGCCAGTCTCCAGCGACGTTAGAATTCGTGTTGTAGTTGTAGCTACCACCAAGCGGCAACTGATCTTTAATCTCTGCTGTCTGCGGATCAATGCGTCCATCGTTAGTTAATCTGGCTCGATACATTGCCTCGTTATACCAGTCGTAATCTTTTGGCACTTCTATCTCGCCCCAGACCTGATTGTATTTGCGATAATCAGTTGGTAAAGATTTATCTGACTTGCCGCCAATGTGGTGAGCAAACGGATTTGTTCCGCTATGGAATCCCGGCCGATACGCCAAACTTCCTATTTTTGACGATATCTCTCCCTTGTCATTTGGCGGAATATGCTTGGCATACATCCACTCATTCATCGGGATCGGTTGCTGGTTATCGACATACAGCGGATATATCCCGCCTCTCTTTTGTGCAAACAGTTTGTAAGCTTTACGAGTCTCTTTCGGCTCATCAATCAATGCGCCTTCCAGATTCATCCACTGATTATTCTTGACTATCTGCTCGGCCTCATCAGGGCTCATTTTGTACTTCTTGACCAAAGCATCAATAATATCTGGCGCTTCACGCAACATCTTAAGAAGTCCTATTTTAGCCACTATGCTATCCCTCGCAGATTACGTCTGATCGGCTCGCCCCAACTCGATTGCTGTGGTCGATAGCCAACTGCTAAGTATCTCATTGCATCAGCACCATGAGATGTCCAATCGTGTCTTGGTCGACCTCGCCACGTTCTGCCCTTCTCGTCAAAGTCTCGCTGATACTGTCTCAATGCCTCGATCCCGCGATTGCAATTGCTCTCATCAAACCAACAGCGATCCAACATGGATCTCACCGCCTGTATCCCGTCGTCAACGTTAAGCTTTGGCGCAATCTCGACAGGTCTAATCCCGAGATTGTCGAGCGTCTCAAGTCTCGACTTACCAGTGCCCAACTCCTTTACTTGGACATCATGAGGGAGAATGTGCGATTCGTACAGGTATTTTTTTTCTTGCAACACGCCAGCGTAATGATCGAGGCCAACTCCAGACGATTCATAGTAGTCAATGAGTCGCACCTCAGCTCCGACAAACTGTGCAAACCATATCGCAGTAGAATCCCCAACGCCAAGATCCCACGCCGTCACAACACCAAGTGCTCGATCGTGCGGAACGGTTGTGATCCTATTGTCTGCTGTCGCACGTTTCATCTCTGTTCCGTAATACGCTCCAGCAATCGCGGCCTCGAAACTGCACTCGAACTCTTGCTCGTACCGATCCTCTCCCATTGTCTTTATCGCCGCATCGAGTTCCTCTTGCGGCAACAACTTGGTCTCGCTCGCTTTATGCATCGCGGAATACCATGATGGATCATCCCTAGCCGCGTCCCATATTTCGAAGAAACTGTTGCGGCCTTTCGGAGTCCCGATAAACGTCGCCTTGCCCTGACGGTCAGCAATCGCTGGTCGAATGACCGTCGACCATGCGTTCATCGGGAAGTCGGCTGGCTCGTCCAACACCACCGAGTCAAAGTACAGACCTCGCATCGAGTCAGCGGTCTCAGCGCCAAACAGTCTGATACGAGCGCCGTTCGGGAAGTCGATCCGCAGCTCCGACTCGTTGACTTTGATGCCGGGGATCGAGCGCGTGAATTCCTTGCAGTAATCCCAAGCCACCGCTTTGGACTGTCGATAGGTCGGCGAGATGTACGCAACGCGCACGTTATCGCGCTGGATCGTCAGCGCATCACGGATCAAATCATTGATCGCCGCTACAGTCTTGCCGCACCTTCGATGCGCCACCAAACATGCAAAACGCTCTTTTCTGTTGTGAAACGGGAGCATGACCTCCCGTGGAGTGTACGGAATTGTTATTTCAGGCATAGAATCCTAGAAAGTCGACGATCATAGCCGTCGTCGTAAAAACCAAACCAACCACCAACGCAAAGATAAACCAGTCGAACTTATTCTTCATCTGATCCCTTCCATTTGATAACCAAAGGCCCGCCATCTTCGCCAGTATGCTCAATCTGCTGCTTTTCCGAGTAGCGCTTAGGCAGCAACTTGCTCGCTAACCACTTGTGAGCGTCGATCTGCAATCGCGCCACGTTGTAAGTCTCTGGCGTTGCACTATACGCAATCTCCATGATGTCTTCAGCTGCGTATTCTTGCTGCGCGTTCTTCGCGCGCGCGTATTTGTCGCGAATCTGTGGATGACGATACATCCAGCGGTAGAACGTAGACTTATCAGGCGACCAATCTTCTTCAGAGCAAATCTTATTCAACGATCGACCAGCTGCGATTTCCTCGCAGATTCGATCCACCAACTCATCAGTAAAGTCTGTTGGCCTTCCCATTTTCTTTTCTTCGTCCATCCCATACTCCATGTCTCGGTTGCTACTTAATTACGAACCGAATTCGGTTGCTACTTAGATATCAACCGAAAAGTTATCCACAGCACAGATTTTACATCAGACATTCGGATACGGATATGTCTCTTACGAGACATATATCCGTTTTATCCGCCTACTGCCTCTGACAAAAATTTGTCCGCTACTTTTATCCGTCTTCATGTAACTCATTGTTTTTATTAAGTTTATAAACAGACACCAACGGATAAAATAATTTATCCGTCTGTATCCGTTTTATCCGTTTACAAGATGATTTGAGATAACTCATTGATTCTAATTGGAAATACAAACGGATAAATGCGATTTATCCGTCGTAGTCAATTATCCCTCCATCGTCGTCACCAAAATCCATGATCGCACTGTCACTTGTAGCCGCCCATCCGTTCTTGTACGGCTCAATATATTCAGCATCTAATAAGATACCGATGAACGTATTAGCAGTCGGCTGCATCTGACGTTTCGCATACGAGTCCTTCATTCCGATACTTGGCCCAGTTAAAAAACTCAGCATCGAGTATCGATCGACGAACGGTCTGCCTTTGTCATCCCTATCACGATGGCAAGAATGCCACGCTCGCTCAAACCGTCTACGATTTTCTTCGACCTTCGATACTTTTTTGTCCATCTTCATCGGCTCACTGACAGACTCCAACACGACAGTCGATACCTGTTCGCCATCCTCATCACGCCAGCCAGCAATGTCTACCTTACGCAGCTCAAAGAACAGACTGTCCTTCATCTCAGCGTCTTTCATTTTGCGCTGCACAACTTCGATTGGACTCGATCCCTTTGATGGCTTCACGCTGATCTCGATATCCAATGCGCCTCGCCATGCCGATGATCCTCTGGCTCGATGCTGCGCTTCCTCTGATACGCCTGTGTGGTGAACTAAGATAACTGTGCAGTCAAACTCTTTCATTAGCAATGCACACGCATCTAACATTGACTTGGCGTCCTGTGCGCTATTCTCGTCGCCTAGAAGATGCCTATGGAGCGTGTCTATGCAGATCACCCCCGGCCTCTCTGGAAGCGCCCTGACGTTCTCTATGACCTTTAGCAGCCCCTCATTGGTATTAAGATCAGTCCCAGTCCGACTCATCCAAAACTTAATCTTGTTCACACCAAACTTCTGCATCCATCCAGCAACTCTGGCCCGTAGTCCGTAATGTCCCTCACCAGCGAGATAAACGATCGGCAAATGCTTTGTCTTATTGCCGCACCAGTCTCTGTCCTCGATCTCATCTGCCGCCATACGAAGACACCAGTCGAGCACTAGGAACGTCTTTCCAGAGCCTGACGGCCCATGCACCATGCACAGACTATTGCTGACCAGCCAAGACTTGATCAGATACGATATCGGCGCTGGAGAGTCTTTAAACTCATTACCATCGACCAGCCAATCATAAACTGGCAACTCAGGCTCGAGCAGCGCAGACAAATCATTCCCAGCCAGCAAGTAATCGTTCGCATCCATTCCTTCAATCGGTGGAATGACGACAGTTGCATTGTGTTTTGCGCTGGCCTGATCAGCATAACTGCGACCGACTCCAGACTTATCATTATCAGCGACGATGATAAGCCGCGTAGAAGCGCCGTAGCGCTCTCTAAGTTGTCCGACAACTGTTGGTATGTTCGAGGCCGAGTAAGCGACGTAACACGCCTTAGAAGTCGTCTCAGAGATAGTTGCAGCAGTAGCGTATCCCTCGGCGACATACACAATAGTGTTATCGTCATCCTCACCGATACGCCAATACGATCCACCAGTTTTGCCGCCAGAGTGATAAAGCTTGCCCCCAGCTGCATCGATGTATTGCACCGTCGTCATCTCGCCGTCGTCATTGTAGAGCGGAACGATCAGTCGGCCATCCCCAGTAACTCTTGCGCCATGTGGCTTAATTTGCTTCTTGATTAGGTAAGGATGATCCTCGGTGGCGTGAGCAGACTCGCTCCAGATCTTATTGACGACCTCGGATACGTTCTCCCGCATCACGGCATCTGACTCTGCCCGCGCTTTCTTTGCGGCCTCAATCCGTCTCGCAAACTCAATCTCTTCGCTCTGCGTGAGTCGACGACCGATGTCTTCACACCATGAGCGTTGCTCGCCAGTTCTCCAGCAGCCAAAACTCCCAGCGCGAATGCCGTCACCAAAAACAATATACCAGCCACTTTTATCTGAACGACCTGATCTTCCACTGCTACCCGAATTAAATCTATGTATTCTTCCGTCAAAAATGATTTCACGAGGCGGCTCCAATCCAGCATCAACAATTGCGTTTCGTAACTGTATCTCGGGAGGATCTACAGGCTTTTTGTCTTTCCAAATCTCGGTAATGTTAGCCATTGTTTGGCCTCGGACACGTCATTGAGAAATACTCAAATAACCGATTGACCGTCTTGATGGACGGATCGGGATCCGGGCTGGACATGATGTTCCGCAACGTCGAGTAGCTGACACCAGTGCGGCGGCTTACCTCTCGCAGATTGCGGTCAGACAATAAGTGTTTGATTTCTTTAACTTCCATCTATTTCTCCTAGTTAACAGCGTTTTTTTTTAATCTTAGAGCAAAAAAGAATTATACTCAACCTTCAAACTACGGGAGGCGACATGACTGAGATTCTTGCATTCCTAGCATTGTTCAATCTGCAATATCCTGATAACACGGTTATCACGCCAAGCAACGCTACCTTTTTCCTCGCTGGCGATATTCCGGTGATTTACCTTGCGCCACACATGAATAAACCAAACGTGATTCTTCACGAAGCGTGTCACGCGGCTCAATATGCCAGAGCCGGGAATAAACCAGCCCAGACTTGGGAAGAGTGGGAGAACCGCGAGATCGAGTGCGCCAAGATCGAGAGGATTTATCTCGACCTGACAGAATAAAAAAAGGACACCTAGCCGGCTAAGTATCCTTTCGTGTGTTAGTTAAATTTTGTACAGCATGATTGTCTCTGCGTCGTATGGCGAGGCATACCATCCACATTTTGTGAGGAAGTCGTTGAGTTTGTTATCTTCCATCGTGGCATCTGCGTAGTTGTAGTAATCGGTCTCAGGCTTGGCGATGTCGTCTCTGACCCAGAGGCCACCAGCATCACCGTCGAATTCTTCACGCGGCACAACGTTAAGATTGAATTTTGTGCCGAGTAATTTGATCATCTGATTTTCTGATTTTGCTCTCATGTTTTTCTCCTAACGGTTATATTCAAGTTCTGCCATTGCTTCTTCGTAAACCTCAACCTCGTCGACCATCTGACCTACCTCTTCGGTCGTGATGCCGTAGTATTCGGCAACGTGTCTGTGCGTATCCTCGAGGAACCAGATGTCCTTTTGCTCGGCGATCTCATCGATCTTGTCTAAAATCATGTAGTGAAGTTTGCTTGGCTTTTGCATGGTCATTCTCCTGAAGAGGGGCCGTGGCCCCGTAATTAAAAGTTGTAGTCGTAAAACTTAATTGGCTGATCTGATAAAAAGTGTCGACCATACTTGCTTTTCCAAAAACCATGCTTATGACCTTTTGGCTTATTGAGTCTGGCCTTAACGACGGGCTGTGTTTCATCAGATGTGATTAACCAGCGCTGTCTATCTTGATTAGTAACGTGACCGAAAAAACCGCCAGCAACAAAATCTATGCCCCAATCCAACTCGCGGTACTTCATCTTGCGAATCTCGATAGTCTTATCTGAAATCACGCGGATAACCTCGAACGGCTCAACGTCTGTATACAAGTGTTGGTTTGCAAATTTTTCCATGTTTTTCTCCGTCTTTGTCTAGGAATGTCGGCCCAATGCCGTGTTTCCATATACGTTATTCTATACATATTAGGATCGAGCACAATACCTAAAAGCACTTTTTTTAACAAAATAAGCAAAAAAGTATGAAAATATACAGAGTCCAAGTCGAAACACTGCCCACGGCCTACTTTGGCACATTGCGAGAGGCGCAGGCATATACCGACAAACACCAGCATTTAGGCTGGATCGTAACTGAGCTGCGTATGCCCAAGACCAAGCCAGCCATCATGAAATGGCTTGCCAAACACTTTAGTTAAAATTATTTACACAAAAATATTAGTTGGTCTATAATAACGTCATGGACACACGGAATCGCCGAAAGTCCTAGTCAAAAAAAGGAAACAAAAATGAAAGTAGAAAACACAGTCGAAATGTTGGTCGATAAAGTTGGCGCAATGAAAAAAATCGTTGCTGATTACAATCGCGAAATCAAAGCGCTTGAGGAAGAAATCAAAGACCAGTGCCAGAAAAACGATATCAAAAAAGTTTACGGCTCAGTCTTTAACGCAACGTATGTCGAGGCCAATCGCAGAGTTCTTGATTGGAAAACATTGATCGACGATATGGGCGTCGACTCTAACACTCGCGAAAAATACACAACGACTTCAGCGATCTTCTCGCTACGAATCGGTGTTTAAAGTAATCATCAACGGATATGTGGTCGGCGAGTACGTTGACCACGCTTCCGCAAAAATGCATTATGACGAAGCTTGCTATGAAAATTTGCATGGCGACAATTGGAAAATAAACTCAGTAAAACTTGAAGGAGAAAACATTGCCAGACCAAAGACTAAAAATAAATCAAATGCGCGAGGCCGTAGCTCAATATACGGGCGAGCGTCACTGCGCCTATTGCAGCAAATACAGACCGCTCGCGGGCGGCAAGTTCAAGGCAAATAACTCACGATGGATGTGCAAGTCCTGTATCGATTTTAGGAAGGGAGATAAACGTGGTAGTAATTAAAGTAAACACATTGTTCCTCGCTATGGCAGCTGACCGCGATCACGAGATTCCAGAGATCCTCAAAGTAGAGGGCAAGTTCTCTTATATTTTGCGAGATGATCCAGCGCTACCTGACGTGCTCGAGTACGCCGGATACTTTGCCGAGATCGAGACTGCCTCCATCGAGACATATGAGTACGAGATGCACAAAGAGGCCAAGATCTTTTGCGATATCGTTGAGCCAATCATGGTTGAGAAATGGGATAACTGGAATGCTTAAATTATTTGAGAGATTTATCGACTTAATGTATTTCCTCGTTGGCGGATTGGTCACGCTGATGCTCATCTACATTATCGCGTTAGAATGGGATGAGAGGATAATGAATGAAAATAAAAAAGTTTGTCAGCACGAAACAAGACTCCACGATGCTTGTAATACTCGTGTCGGTGAGTTCAAGCGACCGAGACACGACTGTGCTTGACCATCATCTGCCCGGCGCTGGCCTCTACGTTATCGAACAGGACGACATGACATCTATCGCTGAGTCTTGCGAGGATTTCTTTCCTGAGTTTGATCTCAGTGTGACAGCGCAGCGCGATGCGGCATTTTCTGAGTATTCAGAAATGTTGATTGATAGCGAGTCTTACGCACCATTACCAAAAAGACTTTGCTAAAATAACTAACTGGCGAATGGGATTTCCCGACCGCCGTTTAACTTGGAGGAACTATGGCAATAACTGTAAATAGTACGGCGACGATTGCTAATTCGGCGAAGCTTTTAGTCTACGGACAGGCTGGAGCTGGAAAAACAACGTTGATTAAAACACTACCTAATCCAATCATCCTCTCTGCCGAAGGCGGACTGTTGAGTATTCGTGACGCTGATCTGCCGTTCATCGAGATCAGTAACATGGAAGATCTCAAGGAAGCGTATATGTGGTTGATGGATAACTCCAAAGACTTTTCCTCGGTGGCAATAGACTCGATCAGCGAGATTGCTGAAGTGATTCTGAATCACCAGAAAAAGACTGCGAAAGATCCTCGACAGGCATATGGGGCGATGCAAGAACAGATTACAGATCTGATTCGCTCATTCCGAGATTTACCTATGCACGTTTTGATGACAGCAAAACTCGATAAAATGCAAGATGAGATGGGGCGCATTCTTTACTCTCCCTCGATGCCCGGCAACAAAACTGGTCAACAGCTCCCATACTTTTTCGACGAAGTGTTAGCGCTTCGAATTGAAAAGGATTCTGAGGGGAACACTTGGCGCGGATTGAAATGCATTGCCGATGCATCTTGGCAAGCGAAGGATCGCTCAGGAAAGTTGGATGAGTGGGAAGAACCAGACTTATCGAAACTAATCTCTAAGATCGGAGGATAGTATGCTGCCGAAGACTCTTAAGGGACTTAGTTCTGCTTGGATCGATGCGAAAGAAATTGAGCGACAGGCCGTTGAAAAACGGCGATCGATCGAAGACGCAATGAAAGTCATGATGGAAATCGATGATATGAATGACACAACGACCACAAAACGGATCGAAGACATTCGCATCAAAGTGACCACCAGACTCAACCGCAAGATTAATTCTGAAAAGCTTCAAGACTTAGCAGCTGAGTCTGGACTATCGGAATACTTGCCGACCTTATTTCGGTGGAAACCCGAAATCAATATGTCAGTGTGGAAGAAAACTGACAGCAGCATCACAGATAAACTGCTAGACGCGGTCACTACCGTCCCGAGCAGACCATCTTTTAACATCATCAACGAAGACGAAGGAGAATAAAATGGATTTAGAATTTGATAGTCACGACTTAGTTATCGACGACGAACCACGAGAGTACACGCCAGTTCCAGACGGCTGGTATGACGCTCGGATTATGGGAGCTGAGTTGAAAACAACTAAGGCCGGAAACGGAAGATACATTTCCGTTCGCTACGATATCACTGGCTCTGATTACGCTGGTCGTGTTGTGTTCGGTAACATCACCATCAACAATCCGAATGCAGCTGCTGAGACGATCGGTCGTAAGCAGTTGAGTCAGATTGCACTTGCTGGCGGACTAAGTTCACTCCCGAAAGATACTGACGAATTGGTCGGCATCGATCTTAAAGTGAAAGTTACTGTACGCCCAGCGACCGAGCAGTACGCCGCATCGAATGATGTGCGCGATTGGAAGCCACAGGCTGGCGGCGCTCAACCTCCAGCTGCAAAACCTAAAGAGGCGAATCCAAACGCACCTTGGGCAAAATAAACTGGGGGCTTCGGCCCCCTTTTCTTAAGGAGTCACATGAGCAAAATAGTTGAACGCATCGACGAATACCATCGCAAAAACACAGACACACAGCGTGGGCATATGGGCGGATCAATCCTCGGGCATAAGTGCGAGAGATATCTTTGGTATATGTTTCGCTGGACATTCCAAGAAAACTTTTCAGGTCGAATGAGGCGATTGTTTCGTCGCGGTCAACTAGAGGAACGTGTGATAGTTTCCGATTTGCGAGCGATCAACATCAACATAAAAGAAGTTGGCAACAATCAATCGCGAGTTGAATTTGGCAATCACATTAGCGGATCTGTTGATGGGATTATTCATGGCGGAGTTCCTAACCATGAGGAAGAAAAATTTATTGCTGAGTTCAAGACTCATAACAAAAAATCTTTTGACCTTGTAGCGCGCAAGGGCGTACAGGAAACAAAGCCAATGCACTACGCGCAAATGCAAGTCTATATGAAGGGCAAGGATATACCGAAGGCGCTGTACGTTGCGGTATGTAAAGATAACGATGAGATGTACACAGAGATCGTTGAGTTTGACGAAGAATACGCAGACAGATTATTGCGTAAAGGCGAGTACATCACACTGTCTAACGAAGCGCCGCCAAGGTTATCTAAAGATCCCACATGGTTTATGTGCAAGACTTGCCCAGCAAAGCATATCTGTCACGAGGGCAAACCAACTAAGCAAATTAACTGTAGGACGTGCTCTCATGCATCCCCGCAGCCGGACGGAACTTGGGACTGCACGAGATTCGACGCTGAAGAAATCCCAGAGGATTTTCAGCGCAAGGGATGCGACTCACACGTCTTGCATCAGGACGTTGTGCCTTGGCCGAGGATGGAAAGCAGTACGCCAGTCGAGGCGGTGTATGAGATTGAAGGACAGTTTATCCGCAACGGAGAAGGCGACGCAAATACATTCAAAAGCATTGAGTTGGTCAGTAACTTGGATGCGTGTTTGAATCCAGATGAAACGATTAAAGATTTACGATTTAACTTCGGAGGGAAAATTACAGGATGACTATGAAAAGCATTGAAGCAACACTAGCAGAGCGTCACGGACAGTATGGCAAGTACACATATGTAAGCAAAACAAGCCAGAGTCTAAAGAAGATCGTGCGCGAGTCGCCTAATTACCGAACTATGCCCCCGCCGATGCAAGAAAGTCTCGACATGATCTGTAACAAGTTGGCGAGGATTCTTTGCGGTAATTATTATTTGCATGATACTTGGCACGACATTGGTGGATACGCAAAGTTGGTAGCCAATGAATTAGAAAATCTAAACGCAAGTGATGATTAATCATGAAAAGTATGTATTCGATAACGCTTTGCGACAAAAAAGATATTTTTCCATTGTTAAAAGAGCATCATTATCTTTCAAAAATTTCTCGTGGATTTAAAACAAAATTTAACGTTGGATTGCAGCACAAGGAAAAGATTGTAGGCGCTTGTATTTTTACAGGCTTCCCTGTTCCTGAATTAGCAAAAGGATGTTTTGGTTTAGAGCGAAATGAACAGGAAGGATTGTGGGAGTTGAGCCGTTTTGTCTTGCATCCAGAACATCAATTGAAAGAACATAACCTTTCGACATGGTTTATGTCTCGGGCAATAAAAGAGCTTAAAAGAAAAGAATTAGTTCGCGCGATTTTGTCTTACGCAGATAATGATGAGCACAGCGGCGTGATTTATGCAGCAAGCAATTTTAAATATTACGGATTGAGTTCTGCTAAAAAAGATTTCTGGATAAAAGAACAAGATGGGACATTTAAAAAACACTCTAGAGGAAAAATAAAAGGTGTTGATGGAGAGTGGAGACCTCGCAGTCAAAAGCATCGTTTTTTATTAACTTTTGACAAAAAGTTGGATTGCCGTTGGCAAGAAGAAAAATGGAAAAACAAAAAACAATATGCTGAGGAAATATCAGAAAACGGCAATTGAGCAGCTGTACAGCTGGTTTAGGGCGCACGAGTATGGCAATCCATGCATAGTGCTGCCCACTGGCAGCGGCAAGTCTCACGTCGTCGCAGCGCTTTGCAAGGACGCAATAACCAACTGGCCTGAGACTCGCGTTCTAATGGTCACGCACGTTAAAGAGTTGATCGAGCAGAACGCTGAAAAAATGTTGCTGCACTGGCCTGAAGCGCCGCTCGGGATATACAGCGCTGGAATCGGGCGTAAAGAGGCCCATGAACAAATCACGTTTGCTGGGATACAGTCTATCAGGAAAAAGGCGCACGAAATAGGACATATCGACCTAATGATCGTGGACGAAGCGCATCTGATATCCACGAACGAAAACACTGGTTATCGAAAACTGATTGATGCGCTGAAGATAATTAATCCAGCGCTGAGAGTCATCGGCTTGACGGCTACGCCGTACCGACTTGGTCACGGGATGATCACGGATAAGCCAGCCATATTTGATGATCTGATCGAGCCGACGTCCATCGAGGCGCTGGTCGAGGATAAATACTTGGCCCCGCTAAGGTCAAAGCTTACTGACACAAAGTTGACGGTCGAAGGCGTACATAAACGCGGCGGAGAATACATAGAAAAAGAACTGCAAGATGCCGTTAACAAAACACACAAGAACGATGGAGTTGTGCGCGAAGTAATTAAATTGGCTGGAGATCGCAAGGCATGGTTGTTCTTTTGTGCTGGCGTAAAACACGCATACGCCATCAAAGATTTACTAATTCAGAATGGAATTGTTGCTGAGTGCATCACTGGCGACACGCCAAAAAAAGAACGAGAAGAGATCATTAGTCAGTTTAAGTCTGGGCGCATCAGAGCGCTCACAAACGCCAATGTTCTAACGACTGGATTCGACTATCCAGATATCGATTTGATTGCGATGCTGAGGCCCACAATGAGCGCTGGTTTATATGTTCAGATGGCTGGTCGCGGCATGAGAATCAAAAGCCATACAGATCACTGCCTTGTGCTCGACTTCGCTGGCGTCGTTCAGGCTCATGGCCCAATAACTAACGTCCAGCCGCCTAATAAGCCAAGCAAAGGCGACGGTGAAGCGCCAGTGAAAGTTTGCCCAGAGTGCGATAGCCTATTGCCACCAGCCGTAAGAGAATGCCCAGACTGCGGTTATCAGTTCCCACCGCCCGAAGAGAAAAAAATGAAGCTTCATGACGTGGACATAATGGGCAATTCAAACAATGTTCTCGCAGTTCATGATTGGGATTGGTCAACGCACGTCTCCAGAGCGAGTGGGAAGAGAATGATTAAAGTGAAATATTACTCTAAGTTGCTGAGTGATCCAGTGGTGTCTGAGTATTTTCCGATAACTCACGAAGGATTTGCTGGAAATAAAGCTAGAATATCTTTAGCACAAATAGCAGCTAAGGCGGATGCTGAAGCATTCGATATTTCTGACTTGAACGACATTTGTTACTTTATGAATGAGGGCGATCCACCGAATGAGATATCCTACAAAAAGGAAGGCAAATACTTCCGCGTCACAAAAAGGGAGTGGGCGGACTGAACACGTTGAGCAGCGAGAGTTTGTAAGTTGGTTTCGAAAAAACTACCGAGGGATACGGATCATCGCGATACCAAACGGCGGGCAAAGAAATATAGTCACCGCAGCACGTCTGAAGGCCGAAGGCGTAGTCCCCGGCGTCCCAGATCTTTTTATACCAGAATGGGATCTGTGGATCGAAATGAAGAAAATTAGCGGCGGTCGAGTATCGCCGCAGCAGGTGGATTGGCACAATTATCTGCAATCCATTAACCAAAGTGTTATTATCTGCAAAGGATTTGAGGATGCTAAGTCTCAAATTGAGGAATTTAAAACGACAACTATTATGGAGAACTATGGTGGAACGGAACCTGACTAAAAACATGCGGTCTGCTGACAACATCAGATCGCACAGAATTAAACTTAAACTAAGCCAGCGTGAACTTGCTGTCATGCTTGGCGTCAGTCGCAAAACAGTGAGTGATTGGGAAAACGGCGCTAATTTGCCGTCAGACGTTAACAAGCAAAAGCTTGAGCAGTTGTTTTATACAGGAAAGATTGAGCAAGATCAGATCTATCTCGATCCCGAGCGCAATGCGCTTCTGTACAGCAAAATTAATTGGATTGGGATGACTGCAATGATGCTTGGATGTGCGGCTATCTTCGCTATGATTTATCTAGTCCTTGGAATGTATGGTTAGTTTCAACCTTAGAAAACACAACAAAAGAATCAAACATATCAAGTTCGGCCCGTACTACTTGGTCGCACTTGATAAAGTGAAAGATGGAGAGCCATTGTTTACGTTTATAGACGGCAAGACGTATAAGGCGTCTGAGGCGCTGTCTTTGGCTAGGAAATATGGTTATAATCATGTGGAGCGAGTCTACGAAGCGTTTAATTCGCTTGGTTAACTTACTTTTTTCATAGATTTCTCCTTCTTCGGCCCACTTCGTGTGGGCCTTTTTTTTGCACTTGTTGACACAAAAGTGTTTTTTCGTGCATAATTCAGTTATCGGATCAAACGGGAATGGCCCCGACCGATCTAAACTAGGAGAAAAAAATGAGCAAATTCGACGACCACAAATCTGCAATTGAGTTCATCTACGGCGGCAATGCTGTCTTCACTATCAAGTCTCTCAAGACTGATAAGCATTTCACATACAAAGTGACTCAAGCTAAACGCGAGAGTGAGCGCGACGCAGCTCCATATTTTGTTCGCGTTCTTGCTGGCCCTGACAATCAAGACTGGGCGGCTAGTCAGTACATTGGATTTCTTAAAGAGTACGCGCTTCCAGTTGACGCTGATCCATTGCTCGCTGGTAAAAAAGGCAAGCCTGATGCCCCTAGTTTCAAGGCGCTACAATGGGTTTTGATGAAGTTGTACCGCCGAGATATGGACGGTTTCGAGATCATGCACGAGGGCCGTTGCTGCCGCTGCAATCGCACTCTTACTCATCCAGATAGCATCAAAACTGGCGTTGGCCCGGAGTGTGCAAAACACTTCGGCTAAGGCCGGAAACAATCCACCTCTGGATCGCACGTCTCAAAGTGACGATCCATCTCCGCATCAATTATTATGTACTCCCTGACGGTCTCTAAGACCGTCTCAGGCATCATGGCCGGACACTCGTAGGTTATGTTATAGACAGGCGCTGACGGCTCTTGTAGCTTCTCCACGATCCTCTTGGCCGTCATGATGGAACAACCTTGGCACACTAGCGCAATGCAGAGCGCGCCAAGGATGCGCCGTGGGATCATTTCTTTTTCTTTTTCGAAGCCTTCTTTTTTACAGCATATGCGATGGCGACCGCCTGTTTCGGCGGCTTACCAGCTTTGATTTCGGCCTCGACGTTTTTCTTAAATGCCTTCTTGGACTTACTTTTAACGAGCGGCATTATTTCTTCTTTTTAGCAACTGGCTTTTTTGTTTTGACCATTGCCTTCATTAGACATTTGCCAGCTGCCATGCAGCTTCTAGGATTGGGACAGGTAGGGCAAGTTTTCATTTTCACCTCTTAACAGCGGAACTACCAACATAGAATGAGAATATCATCACCAAGATCGTGTCGAAATTCTCCCGAAACATTACTGCATTTTTGATTGTGTGCCATTCAATCCAAGTCTTGCTTGTATCAATTAGGCCCAACAAATATTTGCCACCAGACTTCATCTCAACTGGCACAGCAATGTCGACCGTCCCTAACATCGGAGCCAGACTAATTACCGCCACCATGAGCATGAAGAATATTACCAATACTCGCCTAGTCATGCTGGAGAATCGATCCTTAGATCGCAACTCAAACTCTCTGTTGGACATCTCGGATTGGGCCTTCATGCGCTCAACGTCAAACGTCAAACGCTCCATCAGCATCTTCTGATGATCTGCTTTGCTTTTCTGGCTATTCGCCATAAGACCAGATATGACACCAACGACATTTCCGCCAATAGCGAGTAACACCTCTGTAGGAAGTCCAAACATTTGTGTTTCACATGAAACTTAATTAAATAAAATGCTGCCATGAATGCCAGTTTGTGGTCATCACCAATCAGACCTATACTGCTATTGCAGTGGTGACATAGCAGTTTTCTTATTCTGCCAGTCTTGTGGCAGTGGTCAATATATAATTTTCCCTTGCCAGTATCCTTGCCGTCCATCCCGCAAATAACGCACTTGTTGTTCTGCTTGTACGCCATCTCAACATAGTCAGCGAATACTATGCCGTATTTGTGTTTTAAGTGGTGGTCACGTTGCTGTTCTGGAGTTTTTTTTCTTTTTCGGCGTTTTTGCTGTTTTTGCGGCTTTTTTAAATTGCTCTGCTGTTGGTGCACCTTTACTACCAGCCTTCCTCATTTTCTCACCACTCCCAGCGGCAATGCGTTTACGTTTAGCGTGTATGTTCGCGTAGAGTCCTTTTTTAGCCATTACCATTTCACCTTGTTAAAGAAAACTGACAATGCGAACGCACCAGCCCCAGTCACTAATGCCTCTGCTGGGAAGTGAGCTGGATGCACAATCCAATCGCCAAATGCTGTCATTACTCCAATTGTCCAAGCGATCGCCCATTGGCTTGGATTGTTTTTTACAAATGTGCATAACGCTACGCTCGCGGCAGATATCACGCCAAGCTTAGATGCAGTCATAGCATGTTTTAAAGTAAGGACAGTTACGTCTCCTTGAACCATAGATAACATACAAGCGATCCACGACTCCCTGAATGCTTTCAAGCATTGCTTCAACATATCATTTCTTCTTGTGTTTGTTAGCAAAATTTCTTGCGGCTTCAACACTACCAAAGCCCCATGCTTTTAGCGCCAATGCTTTACGAGTTGGCTTACCTTTAGAATCTTTCATCGGCCCCTTCATGCCAGCAAATCGAGCGGCAAATGAAACACGTCGAGGATTGGTGCCAGACTTAACTGGAGCCTTCAGATTGCCTCCATCCTTCGCCTCAAAATGTTTGCGGCCTTTTTCATTCAAGCCACCTTTCGGATTTTGATACTTTTTAGCTACCATGATTGCCTTGCCTTTCCAACAGTTTGACTCTAACTTTCAGATCGTGAATGTGCTCCAACATTTCTTCTTTTAGTTCTTGGCGCGCAAATGCGTTCCCCGGACTTGGAACAATCTCGCCATTAGGACTAATAAGTTGCATTTGGTTGGCGCGGATCAGCTGAATGTCTGAACGTATCTCGCCAATGGAAGAAATAACCCACCACATGGCCGCAAGCAGAACTGGAACTAAACTAGCCAGCGCCTTTGCTATGTCAAAATCTTTCATCTAAACAATGAGCGCTTGGCGTTCGACTTCTTCATCAAACGCTGACGCTGTTTTTTATTTAACTTTGTTCGCTTCGGAATTGGGCGAACTATCTCTTTATTTGCTTTTGCCATTCCAAAGATCGAATAAGGTTTTTATTTTCTCTTCTAAATGTTTTAATCTGAGAAGAGTCTCACTACGAAAACTGATCAACATCGCGGCCAAGATTCCTAGCGCCGAAATTATGGGCCAGAGTTCAACAAATTGGCTCACTTGTCCGCCTTGCGGTCAATCTTGTCGTCGATGCCGTCGAGCTTGCACATGATGCGATCAACAAATTTTTCAAATTCTTGTTTTTTAAGATAGTCGCCAGCAACGAGTATTTCTATCTCGCTTAGGCGACGTTCTGTTCTTGATTGTGCGCGTTGCAAATCTCTCATCGCGATAAATATCAAGCTACCTAGCGCACCTAGAAGTCCGCTGACTCCACCAAGTAGCCAGTTGATGAAAGACTGATCCATTTAGAATGTTCCTTCCCATACTCTAAACTTTGCAAAATCACTAGACATGATTTTCCTTCGCAGTACATCCTGAGCGGCATCAGTATCAGACCAATCGACACCAGCTTCTTTTAGCCACTGAGCGACAATGTGCATCGGTATCCGCCCAACAAGTCTATTATCACCTTTTACTCGATCGTATCCAGCATCTTTTAACTGTTTTACTTGATTAAGTGTTGGCTCGTTGTCGTACACACTCTCTATCGTAAGTGTGTCCCCACCGTCGTCATGATGCACGATCTCTTTAATTTTGCTCAAACTAATCTCCTAAAAAAAGGGGGGCATAAAGCCCCCCATACACCTGATTAAGATGTTGTGCAATCGTAGATTGCGCCGTGTGCTACTTCAGAATTACACATAAGCGTTAGCTCAGTGATAACCTGTCTACGGCTTGAATCACCAGTTTTCGCCAACTCAGTGTTGCGTGTTGGGCGAAGGTTTCCGATTGTCCAATACTCATCTGACATGATGAATACGTCACGCGAACGGTGCTCCCGGCTTGGAATGAACGAGACTGTACCGAAAGATGTGACGTAGACATCGAGTGCTGAAACGACGGAATTATTTCCACCCACAGCTGCGCCGATTGTCGAACGCTGGTTGTTCATACCAGTGAAGTTGTCAACAGCTGTTTGCATCTGGAATGCTGACAAATAAACTGATTGTGGCTTACCGCCTTGCTCCCAAATTGACTGCATGACTGTGTCAAATTTAGTTTGGCTGAAAGCTTCCTGATCGGATGAGTCCGTTCTAGTGTCTGTCCCATCGCCTGTAGGATCTGCACCATCAGTAACGCCACCAGTAACAAAACTTGTGTTTGTCGTTAGCCAAGTTGGAACACCAGCGAGACGACGTGCAGTCGTTGTGCTGTTTCCGGCATTGCGCGCGGTGTTAGAAAAGAGCGCCTTTTCCACATCGAGCTTTTGCTCTTTAGCGACCTTCAACATTTGATAAGCCATCTCAGATGCGCGACCAGCTTTTTTAAGGCCAGCGTCTGTATCTGGAATAGAGACAGAGTTCTTGAAGATCTGCGTGTACGAACCTAGTCGTGTTGTAGCAGTTCTTGCCTCTGAAGTTGTTTCGTCACCTTCAATGTGAGCATTGTCAGCAGACGAACGGAGTGTATCGGTTTGCCATTCTACAAAGGTGTTCGCAACTTTGACTTTTTTAGTCTTTGAGTAAAATGGTGTGTCTTCTGGGGACAGATTCGTTATTACCTCACTTAAGTCCTCGCGGATACCGACAGCATCGTAACTGTCGAAAGTATTACTAGGTTGTGCCATGATAAATTACCTTTCAGTTATTCATTAACAATTAAAGCGAGTGCATCTTCGATGCTACCGCTCTGTTTAAATTTGGCTCTTTGCCGTTCCATCGCTTTGCGGCTAGGATTCTGTGCCTTCTTAGCGCCCGGCTTGATCACTGGTTTCGCGCCCTTGGCTTTCGCCTCGGCCTTCGACTTGCCAGCCATGATCTCGCGGTACTTTACGGCATCATTCAAAACCCGTATCGCTCTTGAATCCATAATAGATCCAATTTCTTCTTGAGAGTAGCCATAATAATTCTGACCACCTTCGACCAACTTTCCTTTGAGTTTAGATGCTTTTTGAGCGTCTCCGAACTCAGGAATTATCTGAACTAGGTTAGACATTTCTTGCTGGAGATACGCTTGTACAGCACGTTCACGAGCCTGTTCCGATTCTTGCATTACTTGGCCCATTCTCTGTTGTTGCTGATTGTATTGATCCATAGCTTTGTCGTATCTGGCCTTCTCCTCAATGTATCCAATAGGATCATTGCTGAGTAGTTCTTCAGATGGTGGACTTGGCTGTGTCAAGAACTGTCCTTGCTGCATTTGTTGGTACATCTCAACTAACTGCTGCCGCTCTGCTAAAAGATGAGAGTAAACCTCTTCGGTTTGTTTGCGCTTCTCAGCGACCTCTTGCATCCCTTGCTGGACGTACTTTTGGCCTGAATAACCTCGCTGTAGATCCTCAAGCGTTACCTGTTCCTCTTTACCGTCGACTTTAACGGTATATAGAACTGGCGCTTCTTGATCGGCTTCGTCATCTGCCTCGTTATCGTCCTCCATTTCGACTTCTACTTCTTCATCTTCCTCACCGTCGTCGACCTCGGTGTCATCAACGTCCTCTGATTCCGATGCTTCCACTTCTGGAGATACATCCTCAGATTCTGTAATTTCTTGCTCCTCGACTTGTTCGGATTCCTCTGGCTGAGTAATTAAACTTACTGCTGACTCGATGCTCCCATCGAATTGAGTTTCAGTCGTGTTATCCACGGTACTTTATCTCCCTTTTTTATCGAAGATCTTCTCGTCCGCAAAAACGGTGTTGATGTAATCTTCAATTTTACTTAATGCACGAATAATTTCGTGCGCCTCATCACGATCCTCGACAGTCGAGTTCGGATCCATGAAGATGCCGACTTGCAGCATCTTTACGGCTTCCATGACTTCCTGAAATACGGGATCGTCATTGAGCCGTTTGAGTTTACTTGCTCGCTCTTTTGCGTTAGCCATTAATACCTACCTCCAGACACAGCATCACTCGGTTGCTCATCTGGATATCTTGCCTCTTGCTGCGCCTTGCGAATATTTGCCACGTCAACTTGTGTGCCGTACTGCCCTAGAATCTTAGCGGCTTCAACGAGTAGATCCTGATCCATCTTATCTCTCTCTCTATCGTCTTGAGCGATGGCCTTTTGTGCATCGACTTGGATCTTGGCGAGATCGCTCTGGGCCTTGGCCTGAGCTTTGAGCTGCTCGGCCTGTACCATTGCAGCGCCCGGATCCATCGGCTTAGGCTGCATCGCTGCTTGCTGCTGCTTCATCATAATCAGCTGCTGCTCGAACTGCTCATTCATCGGTGAGAAATATCTGTCGCTGTTTCTGACGCCAGCCATCGCCAACATATCGGCAAGTGTGTTGCGAATAAGAGTCATTGTAACGAGACCGTTGCCGGGGCCGTAGGTCTGCCAGATCTGCATTTGCAGCTGTAACGCCTGTTGCAGTACCGCCATCTTCTCGTCCTCTTTGCCAGTACCAAGTCCGACATTACACATGACGTCCATGCTCGTGTTCCATACTCTAGGATCAACTGGCACAAACTGGCTATTCATCCGCATCATTTTCTCTTCGTCGGTATTCTCAACAAAGAGCCTGAGCATTAACTTAAATAGACGCTTCATCCCGCCCTCGGCAAGATTCCGCGCCATAACCTCAACTTGAGCAGCTCCAGCCTGTTTTGTGATTTGGGCAGCTGTAGCAGTAGTGTTCTGCAATGCATCCGGATCAAGGCCCATAGAGGCCCTAGAAACGCCTGTTTTG